GCGGCTAACCACCGTGCCCGACAAAATGACTTCGGCTCCCACATTGACGCATAACGCCGTAATGTACCTCCTTGGTTGGGTTGGTACAGCATGGTCGGCGGCTTCTGCCGCTCGTTATGAGAGGGTTCAGTTTGTAGAGGGTAATCGCTGGTCAACAGCACCAAAGGACTCATCGACCGACAGGTCGATAGGCTCTGAGGCCCCTCTCAATATCTACTTTCAGCTTGGTGTTGGCACGCTCCTTCGGGACGAGTTACACCGTGGTACTGGGTGGAATCTGAAACATGCTCAGTCCGTGCACCGTGAGGTGGCGAGACTATCAAGCATGAGTCGTGAGTTTGATACTCACGACCTCTCCAATGCTAGCGATACCGTGTGCAGGGTTCTCGTCGAACTCTGCATGCCCCACCGATGGTTAGAGCACATGTTGGCTCTAAGATCACCGAAGACTCTCGTCAACGGAAAGTGGGTCGTGCTCGAGAAATTCTCGAGCATTGGTAACGGGTACACCTTCGAGCTTGAATCGACCCTCTTCGCCGCACTTGCCTGTTGGGCCAGCCGTAAGGCTGGCTTCAAGGGCCTGTTAGGCGAGGATGTGTTCATACTCGGAGATGACATTATCGTTAAGCACGATGTGTCACGTGTACTCGTCCCGCTGTTTAGGTTCTGCGGGTTCACGATGAACGATGAGAAATCCTTTACAGGACAATCGCCGTTCAGGGAATCGTGTGGGGGTGACTATTGGTACGGACATGACGTCCGACCTTACCACCTCAAGACGATACCAAATGAACCACAAGAACTTATCAGCTTTGCTAACGGCTGGCGTGCAAATATGGAGAAACTCGCCTTTATCGGTGAAAATCTTCCTATGCGCGCTTGGTTTGCTATTCTTGATGAGCTACCTCGGAATATTCGAGATTGCCGTGGTCCTAAAGACCTCGGCGATATCGTCATTCACGATGCTCCCAATAGATGGCAAATACGTGTTAGCAATGGGATCAGGCTGTTCCGAACCTACCGTGTAGTCAAAACCTCAAAGCTGGGGCTTGACAACTGGGTAGGTGAAGTTCAGCTAGCTAGCGCCCTGTACGGGGTAACTTCTGCAAGCAATCGCGGAAATGACAACAAAATTGTCCCGCGAAAGCCCACGAAGTCGTATGGGGTAAAGTGGACTCCTTTCTCGTAAGGGTTAGGAAGCCGGCATAGCCGGCGAGTCTTGGGTTTGCGCCGGGAGGCGCCTACCTTAATGGGG